TTACCAACCAGAGGCCGTAGACCGAATGGTTGCTCGTAAGAAGATGCTTGTTGCATACGAAATGGGTCTTGGAAAAACTTGTATGACTATTGCTGCGCTTGAAAAACTTAAGGAAAAAGGAACACTTACTAAACCAACTTTAATTATTGCATTATCAAGTTTAAAATATCAATGGCAAAAAGAGATTAATAAATTTTCAGACGATTACGCATCAGTAATTGACGGCTCTGCAGCAACTAGAATGATTCGTTGGGAACGAGATATGAGTTGGGAACAACACACGGGTTACATAATTGCTAATTACGAAACAGTTGTTGCTGATTGGGACATTATTAAAGACTATGAATGGGGAGCAATAGTTTGTGATGAAGCCACTGCTATTAAAGGGTTTAAATCACAACGTTCTAGGACAGTTAAAAAAATTGCTAGAAATATACCAATTAGGTTTGCCTTAACTGGAACACCAATTGAAAACGGACGACCAGAAGAGTTGTACAGCATTATGCAATTTGTAGATGATTCTATACTTGGTCGTTTTGATTTATTTGACCAAACATTTATTGTACGTAATCATTTTGGTGGAGTACAACGTTACCGCAACCTCCCTATATTTCATGAGAAAATGAAACAAGTATCTGTGCGTAAAACCCAAAAAGACCCAGACGTAGCACCGTATCTCCCAGAGACCATTCATTTAGAACCAGATGTAATTACATTTGATAAATCTAGTAAAGACTTGTATAACACAATTGCCGCAGAATTACGCACAGATTTATTAAACGCCCAAGAGTTATTTGGAATTTCTTTTTCTTTAGAAGCGCATTATGGGGGAGGATTCCAACCAGGAAACCCTGCAGATGAAATGCGTGGAAGAATCATGAGCAAAATAACTGCTATGAGAATGCTCTGCGACCACCCACAGTTACTGCGTAACAGCGCTACAAAGGCAGCAGCCAAGGAAGGGGAAGGTTCTGAGTATCTTCTAGGGTTATCGGAAGAGGGTCGTTTAGATAAGCCTTCCAAGTCCCCAAAACTAGAAACTCTTATTGGTTACATTGAAGACCACCTAAACAGCGATGAAAATGCCAAGGTTGTTGTGTTTACTTGTTACCTGGGGATGTTACCCATCATTGAGTCTGCGCTTAACAAAAAGAAGATAGGTAACACACTTTACTCAGGAATGATGAATTCTAAGGAAAAAGAAGAATCTAAAGTTCTTTTTCAAACCTCTAAAGAAGTTAGGGTACTTATCTCCACTGATGCTGGCGGCTACGGGGTGGATTTACCCCAAGCCAATCTTCTGATAAACTATGATTTACCTTGGTCATCAGGTACAGCAGTTCAACGAAACTCCCGTATACGAAGAGCCTCTAGTACTTGGAAGAGCGTTATTATCCAAGACTTTCTTATGGAGGGTTCTATTGAGGAGCGTCAGTATCAAATGCTTAACCAAAAAACGGCGGTAGCAAACGCCATTATTGACGGTGAAGGCATAAACACCAAGGGTGGTGTAGATTTAACCGTAGGAAGTCTCTTGAACTTTATTCAGGGACAGTAGGAGGGGAAAATGGCAAAAGTAAAACCAACAGAAAATCGCAACGCAGACGAGACAGACTTAATTGCTCGTACAAAAAAGTATGCGTTTTTGAAATCACAACTTGATTACTTAGAGAAGGAACAGAAAGCACTTCGTGAAGAACTGTTTGAAGTTCTTGATGGCGAAGGAGAGGTTGACGATAAAGGAAACGTCATAATTCAACTTCCTCAAGCGGTTGATGGGTTTAACTCAATCATTAAACAACGTCGTGTAACTCGCAAAGTTGACGAACTAAAAGCAGAAGAAATTATTGCTGCACATGGTCTAGAAGATACTCTTTACAAGACAGTTCGCATGGTTGACGAAGATGCGTTGATGGCTGCTTTGTACGAAGAAGTTCTTACAGAAGAAGAAGTAGATGAAATGTATCCACCTAAAATTGTTTGGGCATTGGTACTAAAAAAATAACTATGGCTGGTCTACGTGGTCAAGACGAAATTGAAAAGGCATTTGCCGATTTAGAATATCTTCCTGGTTCAAAGAAAAAGAAACGCAGAGAAGAAGACCCAAAGGTTTCTCGCCGTAAGGCGGGAGAAACAAATGGTTGGGATGAAAAACCAATCATGAAAACATTAGGCGGAAAAGAAACTGAAGTATTTACAATCAGTGCGTTAGCACATGCATTGGAAAAGTCTTTAGTAACAATCCGTTTATGGGAGAGGAAAGGGTACATACCACGTGCTCCTTATCGCTTACGGTCTAAGACTTTAAAAGGTCAAAAAACTGGCGGCAACAGGGTGTACACAAGACCTCTCATTGAAACCACGATTGACGAATTTGCCAAACGTGGACTTTTAGGAACTGCTCGTGTAGAGTGGAACCAACACGATGACTTAACAGAAACTTTAGTAAAAACCTGGAAAGCCATCACATCCACCGAGAGCCAATAGGCCTCATTACCTAAAGGAAACAAATGCCAATAACAAAGCCAGCGGTAGAAGCCGCAGACTATCTTGAGGAAGATAGTGCAGAACTCCAACCTAAAGTTGGAACAACAGTGCAAGATGGCTGGGATGCCGCCGAAGCACTACTTAAAGTAGAAACATCTGAGTTCCCTACAGATTTCCGTTTCTCAGAAGAACCACAACTTGTAAAGTTTTTACAAGACCGCCCTTTCGCAACTTACGAACAACACTGGATTGAACGCCCAAAGGGTAAAAAATCTTTTGTTTGTATTGGCGAAACTTGCCCACTCTGCGATGTACTTGGTGACAAGGCTCGTGGAAAATTTGCATTTAACGTACTTGTACTTTCTGGTGGAGAACCAACAGTGCAAGTCCTTACAGCACCGCCTTCCTTAGCACGACAAATCAAGAAGGCTCATGATGATGAGCGCAAGGGACCTCTTGATAAGGAGTTCTGGGAGATTTCTCGACTAGGAACAGGACCAACGACACAATATACCCTCAACTTTGTGCGTGGTCGTGACTTAGCAGAGGAATGGAAGTTGTCGCAAGACACCGTTACTGATGCTGTAGCAAATGCTGTTTTATTTACAGCAGAAGAAGTAGTTCGTGAGACCCCTCGCTCTGAACTTCTAGAGATTGCTCGCTCAATAGCGTAGTACTTCCATAGATAAAGGGGCCTGTAATTCCGTTTCCAGGCCCCTTTATCATTAATCAGAGGGAATTTAAATGAACATCATTACAAATAAAGAACAGTTACAAAAACTTGTTGAGTTTTACTCCAAGGTAGATGGTTTTGCATTTGATGTGGAAACAGTTGGAGAAAACAGAATTCAACCTGTAGTTAATGATGTGCTGTGGATTTCTTTGGCAACAGATGGTCGCACCGATGTAATTCCTATGGGACATCCAAATGGTGATTTTTTACATTGGGATAAAGAAATGTTGTTAAGTGGTCAACGCAAACTTGCTGCTGGCAAAGAAGTTAAAGACACAGATTACTCAAAAAACCAAACAAAGTGGACTCCAGTATTTAGCACACCTCCAGACCAGTTATTACCAGGAGACGTATTTAAAGCATTAAAGCCGTTGTTCTTTAGTGACCAGTTAAAGGTTGGTCATAACATTAAGTTTGATTTGAAATCAATTGCTAAGTATTACCGTGGCGTAGTTGCAAAGAAACCTTACTTTGACACAATGATGGCAGCCTTCATCATTGATAACCGCAACCGTGGTTCGTTGGGATTAAAAGATTGTGCTGAAAAATTTTTAAAGATTAAAGTTGAAAAAGGTATTGGAGCAATGGTTGAGGTTCATTCCTTTACTGATGTTGCTCACTATTCAGGGTTAGACGCAGAGGCAACTTGGAAGTTGTACAAGTATTTATCTCCAAAGTTAGAGGGAAGCCTGGCACGTGTATGGCGTTTAGAGATGGACGTTATTGCAGCACTGTGCGACATGGAATTAACAGGTGCTAATTTAGACATGGTTGAACTACAGAACTTAAAAGACCGTTTAGAGATTGACATTGATTTATCAAAAGCCAAAGCATGGAAGTTGGCTGGTAGAGCATTTTCTATGAACTCTGTAAAAGAAAAACAGGAACTATTGTTTTCTCCAAAACCAGAAGGTCGTGGAATTAAACCAAACCTTAAGATTAAAGTAGCCCTTACTGACAAAGGACAAACTATTGTTAGAGCAGGTGAACAACTAACTATTTACCATTACTCAGTATCGGCAGAAGCAATGGAGTTTTATCGTTCTAAAGATGAGTTAGTAGATGCAATTATTGAATATCAAGATTTAAATAAGTTGATGACAACGTATGTAATGCCTTATTTGGGCGGAGAAATTACTCGCACAACAGCAGGTAAGTCTCGTGTTATAGATAAAAAATCACTTCTTATTAACGGTAGAGCGCACACCAACTTTAAATCACATGGAGCAGAAACAGGGCGTTTTTCTAGTACTGACCCAAATTTACAAAATATTCCCAGTGGTGGAGATTACGGTACGTTAATTCGTAACTTGTTTGTTGCTCCTCCAGGATACAAATTAGTAGTTGCTGATTATTCACAGATTGAGCCACGCATCATTGCATCTTTATCTCAAGACCCAGTTGCACTTGATTATTATCGTAAAGGTAAAGACATGTACACCGCTATTGGCGATGTTATGGGTGTAGAACGTAAAGTTGGAAAAATGTTAGTTCTTGCAATTTCGTATGGCGTAGGTCCTGAAAAAATTGCACGAAGCATTGATTGTTCCGAAAAAGAAGCACGAAATTTAATTGACCAATTTTCAGAAGAATTTCACGACATTATTAAATACAAATCAAAGGTAATTAGAACCGCACGAAGTAAGGGCGATATACCTTACGTAGAGACATTACTTGGGCGTCGCAGGTATTTGCCTGACTTAAAGAGCGCCGAAAATGGTCTCAAGTTTAGAGCAGAAAGACAAGCATTTAATACCATGATTCAAGGTTCTGCTGCAGATTTAATGAAATTAGCGTTAGTTCGTGCACATTCTTGTTTTATTACAGAACCAGATGTGAATGTCGTATTGACTGTGCATGATGAACTCGTTACAGTTGCACGTGAAGATTTAGCAGAAGAGACAGCCGAAGCAATTCGGGAGTCAATGGAAGGTGTAAAACTTCCAGAGATTATTGTTCCTCTTATTGCTGATGTAAAAATTGTAGACAGATGGGGAGAAGCCAAATGAGTAATTCAGATTGGTGGGCAAAGCAGTTAGGAACTAATGTTCCACAACCTGCACCACGGGTTAACAACCCAATGCCACCTTCGCAACAACCAATGACTCAATATCAAGCACCGCAACAACAACCTCCTGCACCATCAAAGGCTCAAAGTGTTAGTCAAACTCAACCATGTCCTGAGTGTGGTGGTGGAAACTATATGTCTCCTAGCCAAACTGTTGCGTTGCGTTGTTACGATTGTGGTTACCCAATAAGTCAGTCAGGTTCTAGATACGGAGCATTAACTGGCGCTAAAGTAGAGGGCGCAGCAAAAGGCGCAATAGGAAATACAACAGGTGGATTTAATCCAATGCCACAAGGTTACAACTCAGATGGGACTAAGCAGTGATAAATGATGAAGCCCGCAAAGTACTCGCACAACTCAACAAAAAATTTGGAGATGGCGTCGTCGTTCTTGCGTCTGATATTCGCTCTGACATTATCCCTCGTATTACTAGCGGTTCTACTACTCTTGACTACGTTCTGGGCGGTGGTTTTCCTGGTAATCAATGGAATGAATTGGTTGGCGAACCGTCCCACGGTAAAACTGCGCTTGCGCTTAAAACAATTTCTGCAAACCAAAAATTAAATCCTGACTACACCACGGTTTGGGTAGCAGCAGAACAATGGGTTCCAGAATATGCTGCAATGTGCGGTGTAGATACAAGTCGTGTCATTGTTATTGAAACCTCTGTTATGGAAGAGGCATACCAGTCAGTTATTCAATTTGCAGAATCTAAATCTGTAGATGCCATTGTCATTGATTCATTGCCAGCACTATCTCCTGCGCCTGAAATGGCAAAAGATATGGATGAAATGACTGTAGGTCGTGGAGCACTGCTCACCAATAAGTTTTTTCGTGTTGTAGGAACTGCAATGAAACGCAGCCTTACAGAGGATGAACGACCTGTACTTGGTCTCATCATTAATCAGTACCGTATGAAAATTGGAGTAATGCACGGAGACCCTAGAACAACGCCAGGTGGAGAAGGTAAGAATTACGCATTTTTCACTCGTTGCGAAGTTCGTCGTGATGAATGGATTGAAATTGGTCCAAGTGGTAATAAAAATAGAATTGGTCAGCGAATTAAAGTTAGGACACTCAAAAATAAAACTGCGCCACCACAGCGTGTTGCATACTTT